CTCGGCCCATGGCTCGGCTACCCCAGGAGAAGCTCCCCACCAACTACCGTTCGGGACGGCGACCTCGCTAGCGGAGCTGAGCGCGAGGCCATCGAATCCCTCCTCCACGAGTAGTTGTTCCTCCGGTGACAAGCCGAAGGCGCGTGAGAAACTTTCCCGAGTCCGAGACGACACGGGCTTCGCCGCTTGGGTCCCAACATGGTAAAGGCCCTGCACATACAAGTCTCTGAACTTGTCCACAGAGCCAACACCAGCAGGAAGGGATCGGAGTACCGACAGGCACCACGCTTGCACTACAGGCATGCCCCGGAAGCAGCTGAGTTCGCATTCAGCAACTCCCCGGCAGTAGCGCTCAAAGCCCCTGGAGGACCTACCGTATCGGTGGGTCGCCAGGGCCTTAGACAGCACCTCCCTATAGTCCCGGACCATGACGTAAACGTCATTTGGACCGATCACTGGGGCGCACTGGCCAAAGCGGATGTCCTCAAATCGGTAGACGGGGCGCTCCAACGTGATTTCCTGACCGCAAGCTTGACGAATCGCCACCCCCAGTTCCCGGTACACCTTTTGGGCGTCCCGTTCCTCAAGGAACACGAGTGCGTTATCCCCATCGATTGCTAAGTCGAAGGGCACACCCATGTCGAGGAGGGGTCCGGCCGTGCTCGCCAGCATGACCAGGCTGTTCCCCATCCCCGTGTTGAAATCGCCGCTTGCGCGGCCACCACTACGCCGGAACTTAATCCCGTGGGACGAACGGCCCTGCAGGTGCAACTGGCACTGCAACAAACGCCCCAGGTCGTCATCCCGGGGGTAAGCTGCACGGTACACACCATGCTCGAGCCGAAGCGCGGGGGCTCCGACGTGCGCTTCAAAAGCGCTCCCGTCTATCCCAAAAACCACCGGCTTCGCGAAACCCCTGTACTTCCGAAGAAGCACAGTCGCCCGTTCCACCGGTCCCAAGCCTTTCATAACCAGTCTCTCGTTTCTTGGACCTAGACCCATCCACCGCAACGTCAACCGACCCCATAGCCAGTGTTCGAAGGGTTTGAGATAAGAAGCAAGGGCCAGGTTATACTTCGGAGACCTCGGAAAGATCATCCTAGGTTTAACCTTCTTGCGGGCGGCCCAAAACTTCTCTGCCTTGAGGAAAGGCTTGAGCATGAAATCTCGGGGTTCGAGACCATCCTTCAAGTCCTCAAGCGCGGCCAGGTAACGACGCCTTAACCTACCGGTATAGGAAAGGGCGGTCTCTTCGTGCGTCCATTTGGGGTCGTGGTAACAGGCCGAGACCACTCTGCGCAGGCGTCGCCACACCCGCTGGACAGAGTGCCCAGGATCACGGTCCACTTCCTCCGGAACGACACCCATGGTGCGCATCGCAAGAGACGAGAGCTCGTTATGCCAACAGTTAGCATGGACGGCGGGGAGGTACGTGCCCTCCACCCC